ATCGCTATGATACAGACCATAGCGAGGAGGGTCACGCAAAACCAACCAAAGATACGGTTCATGTCTAGTCTCCTTCCTTACGTCAGCGACCAGGCTGAGGTAAGAAAAGCGATATAGGCCATGACCGACATGCTTTGGTTGAGCTGCGGAAGATGTTGGGAGGAAATCCCAACATCCCAACCTAGAACACTTGATGCCTGAATCATCCGGGAAGTCGACTGGTACAACCTTACAACGGTTGACTAGAGCTTCTAACTCGGATCTCAGGAAAATCAAGGTCATCCTGATCTCACACTCGTCCCAGCGCATTAGTAATCCATTAATGAGCTTGTAGAGTGTTGCTTCGTAGGCTCGTTTGCCTACGGTTGCAGACCCATTCCTTGGCTGGAACGGGCGTACGTCCACCCCGCGGTAGTAATCACCACCGCAGGACTCCCTGAATTGGCCTTCGTGAAAGGTCTTATCAAGATTAATCACGAAGCCAATTTGCTCAAAAACTCGGCATACTGTGGTATGAAGTGATGACGGGTAAATCATGTCATCACCATACACACTAATAAGCCGAGGGCTATTGCGGCGGTACTTCAAAGTCGCCTGAATAGCTTTGAGCAGTGCCAGGAAGACCAACGTTTGAAGAGGAAAGGTGTACCCAATGCCCATTGTGCAGTAAGTCAGCGACTTAGCACAAGAGCCATCGGGTAGAGTAACTTTTTCGATGCGTGACTGTTCGAGAATCTCAAACCAGTCAGCAGGAAAAAGTCGCTCAACCAAGCTTCGGGTAATGCTGTCCGAAGCATTGGACAAGTCAGCCGTTGTAAGTGAGTTACCCTTACTTGCCTGACGAGCTATAAACTTGTGACGCTCTTGGAGCGTCGCAATGTTATAGCCTCTCCTCTGTAATCTTTTCCTAATCATCTCACCTAAGCCAAAGGACATATAACTTCCTATGGTAGTATTAGGCATGATTGAACGAAAAGATTTAAACGTTTTGGGGACTAGCGTCAGTCTCAGTGAATCGATGGGCTGGTAGATGGAGGCTTCTGGCCTCGCTGTCCGTTGACGATTCAGGTATTCCTGAATGCTGTCAATTTGACTCATTTCTGAGTCAAACCAGGCAATCTGATTCAAGGAACCGGAAATTGGAATCTCCCACCGCTGGGCTTCACAAGCCAAGCGGGCGGGGACTCCGACCGATGCCCGCCTTCCAAACCTGCAGAGGCGACGATGTTCTTCACCGTCGTACGCGCCGAGTGTATCGGCGATATACTCTCTAGCAAGATCAAGGACTCTTTGCGTTTTTGCAGGCAAAGAGTCAAGATCCAAGCTAGCGAGTCGATTCTGAGTATTTCTGAAATTCTCTATAGCAAGAGATTCCAGTTCAGAATCCGTATACAGGTCTTTTTCGAACCTGTACCTTTTAAAAATCGAATGCATCTGATATTGCACTTTAAATTGATAAGTGTCAAGATCAGAACGCATATCGATCGCAGGGGTAGTCTCACGTATCCTGTTAATGTTCTTATCCATTATTGCGGATAAGAACTCACTGCAATAACAAGGGTCGTTAAGGCTACTTTGGAAGTCTCTGAGTAGACTTGATGCTGTTTTTAGCATCAAGTTGTCGACTGAATAACTTTCAGTCATGGTTCTTCGCATTACCTCCTCCTTTGCTGGTAGGGGTGATGGAACTGGTTCACTAAGTGAGTGAACCAGTGCTCCAGAAGCCATCGAGATCTGTATCTGTGAGCAATTGGGCGCCGAGTTTATTCATCTCGGTTGCCGTTGCCGCAGCCAGATCAGGATGTACTTCACGTTCCAGTCGCAGTGTATTAAATACTGTCGACCCGTCGGCTAAGACTTGAGGCACCACAAGGGTGACACTCTTTTTGTCTTTAGACCAACGAATGAGTTTCGCATCGTAGGACGGAGGACGGTTTTTCACCGTAATACTCCGTCGCGTTTTGTAGTCGGCATCAGCCGGTACAATGAGATGCAAGCCATTGGAAACGAGCGTGCCGTCATCGGCAAACGCAAGAGCAGAACCGCCTGACACAGAGATTGTGGCAGCGCTGGTCAGGGACATCGTTTTCAGTCCCATAATGTACCTCCTTCAGCATAAGCTGAAATGGGGTATTGACCCCGGTTGCGTCAATGCTTGAAGTCGCGTATGCCAGACAGAAGTCGTTGACATACGAGGCTCACAGCATCGACCGTGTGGAGTGTTGACAAAGTTTTCCTTGTCAACACAGGAGAGTTCGGCATTGGTTGGTTCACGGCTCTCGAATAATTGTTTATTTCTTGAACAATATTCGAAAAACTAGCCGTGTACTTCAAGAACAGTGGAGCCCAGGGCCCATAAGTCGCGTTACCACTTAAAGTGGTACACTGATTATGGACACCGGTAACCCAGTTTCCCTGAGTAGAGAAACCTGGGACAGGCACAATAGCCTGTAGAAAATCTCCAATGTTCGCGAACCAATCAACAACGAACGAGTAAGGTGTTAGTTCCCATATTGTAGGTAGAATATCGGAGGTTCTGCCTCCCATGATTCTTGCTACGCGGGACATCTCGTTTTCATCGAGAGTAAACCTAACACCAGCCGAGACGACTAAGCTATCAGCTATAGTCGCACTACCCGACAGCAAAATTCCGCCGTCGTTTGCATCAGTAAAAGGACGAACAGTTGTTCGATCGTACTTTTCTGATGCCCGGGCTACCAGAGTTCTCCTCATCAGAGTCGTGTGTTTTTCACGCAACTCCTTGTAGATAGCTTGGCTATCTAGGATGAGGGGCTTCCAACCATAGCGATACTCGAGCCATGTACTGGCTGAGGCCTTCGCTAGGGATAAGGAAGTCTTGCCAATGCGGAGCTTACGAAACTGATACATCTTTCGTAAAAGCTTGTTCGCTTCCGCAAATGGCCGGTGAAACATGTCCGCAGTCTTCTCTAATTCAGAGAAGTACTCGCCACCGCAAATAACTGGTTCCTTAGCCTTGGCGTAAGCCCTGGTTAAGGCCAGTGATACCATGCGATCTTGATCCACATACGGTGGATTTAGATCGACACGTTCTGCGACGGCGTTCCAAAACGCTTGTCCGTAGCATCCATGAATCCTAAGTGATCGTCCCGGTTCAGAAACATTCGGGACATTAAGATTCAGGTTGCCACCTGAGAAACTCGTCTTCGACCGAAAACAAGGACTCATAACAGTCACACCACGTTGCATCAGTTTCCTGAAGCCCGGGTTGACGTTATCAGTCATTGTCTCGATTGTACCAGTATGAGTGCCCCAATTAGGGACATTCAGCCTGGGAGCTCCAGTCGCTGGTATGTCATCGACATATGCTGGCTGGAACTGACGGGAATCTCGTGAACGCGTTCTGGACATGTTTAACCTCCTCTGTGTGGAACCTTTGGTAAAGGGTCCACAGACGTTTACTGGCTTATGGCCAGTACGTAGTAGCGACTTACGTCTTGGTAGACGTAAATCTGGAACCCCG